CTGCCGTTGGGAGATCCCGACCACTCATGGCAGCCCGAACCTCAAGTGCTGCATCGCGAACGCGATCGAGAGCATGCTCGATCATCCCAAGTGCTGCTCGCGTCCGGAGAGCCTGACCTGAGTCAACCTCAACCGTACCGAGAGCGTCTGATGCGATCTCTGCAGCAGCAGTGATCGAGGTTAGATCATCCTCGATACCGTTGAACAGGCGATCAGCCTCGGCCATTTTGGCAGCCAAGGCTGTGATGTCGCCATCGATGTTGACAATCAGACGAGCTGCTTCGAAGTCTGTCATCGCTTCTTAGCCTCGCGCTCCATCTCTTCGGCCTTCATCTTGAAGTAGACTACCCAGTGGATGTACTCACTACCAGAGAGCGGTGCCGGGTAGCCGTGCAGCAGCTCGTGGACCGTCATGTGTAGAGCTTCGGCCAGCGAGTAGATCGCCTGGAGATCAGGCTCCGTCAGGAAAGTTCTTGCGAGCCTCCTTCTCCGATGCCTCCGTCATCCCCGACGAGTCCATGACCTTCTGCAAGATCCGGTCGATCGGTGCTGCAGCCTTCTCCCGGAGAAGCTCGTAGTGCGACTGATCGAACTTGGGGTCTACAACCCCATGGATGAACAGCAACATCTCGAGCTTCTCCGGGTCGGGCTTTCCGTCGATCGCTCCTTCAGCAGCCTCCCTGCGGAGTGCCTGCTGACGGGCCTTCGTGAGAGTCTCGACGGTGACTCCGGCCGTTTCGTCCCCGTCCGACCACTCCGGTACAGGCACGAACGTCTGCGTGATGTCCTTCGCGGCGAGGATGTCCTCGACACTGAGGATCTTCTGCATGATTCTCCCCTTTCGAGCTAGGGCGAGCAGGGCCCAGACCATCAAGGTTGACCAAACTGCCCACCACATGACTTAGTACAGTGCTGCGGTCACGTCGCCAGTGATCTGAAGCTCCGCGCTCCAGCTGTCCGTGTTGTCGTACGGCGACGCCGGCTGGTACCGGTTCACGACACAGGAGCCGGAGTACTTGCGGTTGCCAGTCCCGGATCCTGCAGGACCGTACTCCCACTGGCACTGACCGACGGTCGGTAGATTGTCGTTCCCCAGGATTGCAACGAAGATCACGTCGACGGCCTGATCCCACTCGCCATCGAGTGTGATCGTTCCGTCGAACTGCCCAGCGATGTACCGCCGAGAGACCGTACCAATCGTGGACGTATCGACTGCCGAAGCCTGCCGGTTCATCGTCACCGTACGTACGAACGTTGAGATGTCCGTCAAGACTCCCGACCCGTTGCTGATCTTGAAGATCGCGTGTAGACCGTGAACGAACGCCATTGGTGCTTACACCTCCTCTCCTGTGTTACCCACGTCCGAACAAGAGACTGAACGTGAAGCTCGGGGTTGAACCCGTGATCGTCCACTGCGCTCGGACGTACCGGTTGACCGTACCTGCGACCGTCAGCCGCTGCGATGTCGGCGCATCCGACCCGAGTACTGACGCGAACGTGATCAGATCTGTGTAGGTGGTGTTGTCCGGTGAGTGCTGGACCTTCACCACCAGCGTGGCTGCCCCTGGCGAACCCGCTGTGACCTGCAGAACACCAGTCCCGCCATTCGTCGACGCGGTGGTGTTGTCGACACCCGTTCCGTTGCCAGTCGCGGTCTCTGCACCAAGGACCTGAAGGATCCGGCTAGCGGAGTACCCCTCACACCCCTGTGCAGCAACCGTAAAGGCGACGGCGTTGTCGTACGGAGCAGTGATCTCGTACTGGGTTTCGTCCGACTTGATCGTGTACCCGTATCCACCCGCTGCATCTCCCGCGGGCAGGATGGTCCAGATCGAGAAGTCCGTCCCCAGTGCCGGCCCCAGGATCGTCTCTGGGTTGGGGTAGATCCCTCCACCAGTGAGGTCCTGCTGATCCCAGAGACCATCAGCCGTGATGTTGGAGTTCAACTGCCCGGCGATGTACCTCCGGGAGTTCGTACCGATGGTCGACGTGTCGACGGCGTTGGCCTGCAAGTCGGTCGTCACTCTCCGGAGGTACGGCGAGAGGTCAGCGCCGTTGACGTAGACCTTCGCATTCTTACCGTGAACGAACGCCACTACTCCTCACCTCCCTCCTTCTTCTTACTGGGGTCTGAGATCTCCCCATCCTCCAGGAGCCACTTCAGTGACTTCGGAGGAATGGCCGATGCCGGGATCTCGTCCCCCTCCTCGAACCTCAGCTCCGGCGGGTCAGAGCCCTTGAGGTTCGGGAGGTTGATCCCGTTCTCGGCGATGAAGTGCTTCTCCTTCGGAGGCACTATGTCACCTCGATTCGGTAGAGGGCTCCCGCGTAGAAGTGGAGTACACCCTCGACGATGTCGTCGTTGGTGAGATCCACGTACTTCCTGCACATCATCAAGGTCTTGCCAGATACGGCCAAGTCCGCGTCGAACAACAGTTGCTCGACCCTCTCAGCGATCTGGGTTGCGTCCTTCATCGACCTCTCCGGTCCCTGAACGGTCGCGATGATCCGGTACAGGTAGCTGTCTCGCACCTTGACCTTCAGCGTGTAGTCCGGGTTACCGGTGTGCTGGCCGAACGAGATGTACGGTGAACTCGCGCCCTGAGGTGCCATCGACTCGAAGATACTCGCCGGGTACCCACTGGGGGGTGATGCTAGATACGACACGAGAGTGTTGTCGCCGGATAGCAGGGTAAAGACGGCCTCAGACACAGCGTTACTCACGGGTTCTTCTTCCTCCGCCTTCTCCAGCCGGGCCCCTTACCTGCCATCTTCTGACGAATGGTGGAAGCCTTCAGCGGAGGAAGGCCCGCAAGCTTCCGACCCTCGTTGATCACCCTAATCTGCTCCTCGATGAACTTGTTTCGAGCTTCCTTCAGGTACTGACGACGCTTCGGCGAGAGCCGAACAGCGTAGCTCTCGACGAACTTCGGTCGGATACCAGCAGCCTTCTCCAACTTCTGGGTCTCCCTCTCGATGTCGGTCATGAAGATCTCGT